TGAAATCCAAGAAAAAATCTAGAAGAATAAACAGCTACACTAAACCAAAGACTGTTAAACAACACGTGCCCTTTCCTTATAAGCGTGTGCGTATCGATTGGATTGATATCATCACTGAGGGCGGCTGGGGTACAGACAAAGAATTTAAAGATATGAAACTAGCAACACCGGTAAGTGAAGGTTGGTTGTTTAGTAAAGATGATGAAACTGTAAGAATCTTTGCAGGTTATGACGTTGAGGCTGATGGTTCTATTCACTTTTCGGAGCGGTCGGTTTTTCCAACTTCTTGTGTGAAGAAGATAACTCGGATTCACTAACGTCAATGATACTATCATCGGTTAAAAGACTTGCGTAATCCTCTTCGATTTGTGCCATTTTCATTTCTAGTTGTTCTTCTGTCATGTCTTCTAATTTACCATGTTTTATTATTTTTCTGTCTATGTATAGTCCTCCTGCCTTTCCACGATTTGTTTCAGCGTTTACAGCAGCAGAGAAAGAATTCTTTTTTAAAGCCAGGTCCTTAATTCTAGCTAACTCAGCTATGTGGCCTTCGTAGTTTACTCCAAACTTTAAATTTCTTTCTTGTTTTAATTCATCTAGGTATTTAACTACAAGCGGCGCCTGTCTGGGATTGGTAAGCTCAGCTCCTTCTTGTCTACATCTTTTCTTGCTGTAGCCTGCCAGCTCGGCTGCTTCAGCTTTGTTGACTGGTCCTTCAGGACCACCAAATACTAAATACTCGGCAAATCTTTTTTGCATTTCTGTTAATCTTTTAGGAACTCCCATATTGACTTTTTAAGGTAACTATCCTATATTGTCAATATATGAAAGACAAGCGTACATACAAATATGAGAAAGAACATGGGGAAGATATGAGTCATGAAAACGAATCTACAATAGATACTGTCTCTGCGTTAACAGAACAATACAGAGCAGATTTACATCAATACAAAGAACGAGAAAGTTTGCATCTTAGAACTGAAAATCAATTGAAAGCTACAAAACAAATTGTAATTGAAATGGCATCTACCATACGAGAATTAAAAACTCAAAATGATAACTTCCAAGCAGAAATTGCTAGACTTCGAGAAGAGATTCAACTATTAGAAATGCAGATAAAAAAATAATGCGAGTACAAGATTTGCAACAATTCTTATCTAGTTTCACAGCAGCCAATAAAGATGGTAGCAGACAAGGTAATGCTATTTCTAATGCCGTCATTATGGTTCAAATTAATGGTCATTTAGAAAAAGTAGTTAGAATGGAAGTACAAGAAAACAGCACACCAATTATAGGCCACAAAGGTCATAGTGCACATCGTCTTGTATTAAAAACCGTCAATCAACAGACACTAAACATACCACCAAAACTGCAAATTTAAGTGCAGTGGTTACCTTGAAAAACATATGGGCCCAGAGGCTAAATTTTATAAAAATGTTAAGCAAAATTTTAAATCATTTTCGCTTATTCGAATTGAAAACATTAGCTTACTTGGGACTCCTGATCTATTGGTCTGTAATACTTCTGGGCACTTTTGTACTGTAGAATTAAAGGTTACTAAAGGTAACAAACTTCGATTCTCGCCTCATCAAATTGGCTTCCATATTAAGCACCCACACAACACTTTCATACTTGCAAAGGCCCTTGGTCCTTTGCCCCCTAAAACTTCTCCAATATCCATGTACCATGGTTCTCGGATAGAAGAGCTTGTTACTTACGGCTTGAAGCTTGACGCTTGTTACTCTGGTTGGGATGCTTGCCGCTTGGCGATTGAACGGGTTGGTTCGAAAGCTTGACGCTTGGTGCTTGGAGCTTGCAGCTTGGTGCTTGAAACTTTAAGGCCCTGATCAGGTGCACGCTCTCCATCGCCCGTCGGCTTAGTCTCGCTAATGACCTGATCAGAATTTAACGCGCCATTCGCTGGCAAACTACCCAGAGCTCTTTGGCGCGTATTACACTTGCGGCTAGTTATGCCATGTAATTCTTTATATTTTTTTGGATGATAAAATGTCATTAATGTTTACCGTATGAAACTACTTTTACAGCAGGATCCCAACATTGTCTACAGCTGCCACACTTGCCGCCCTGAGATGGTGCTGGACATGTCGCGTCCTTCTCTACAACCATTGAAGAGTTGGGCCAGGTATCGTTGCGCTGCCCAATCATTGGAGGAGAAAACCTGATCACCAGGTTAGCGGGCTTGCTGGCCAGGTGTTCCTTTATCCATGCTTCACGGGTTGGCATCCAGTGCTTGGTGTCCGGGGTCTGCCTGCACACTTCATAGATTTTATTTAAATGATTTAAATCTTGTACATCGCCGGCGTCGTGCCATCTAAAATAAGTTGACCGCTTAACCTGAGCTGTCATTGCTTCAATCCATCTTGAGTCTTCAATTGCTTTGAGTCTTACATACTGGGCCGCTTTAATAGCTTTGTATCTTGTGTAATTACCTTTGAGCGCGTAACAGCTGGCGCATACAGAGCCCTTAACCTTCCTGAGCTTCGAGCCGGTTTTGCATTCCCAGGCTGGCAGGCTGTAACTTAGGCCTGGCATTTTGCTTGTACGTGTTAAGCTGCCGGTGATTTCTTTTGCGTCTTTTACTTTCATACTTTCCTCTCCTTTAAATTATAGGATACTATAATATTATAATTCTGTCTTGTCAAGCTTGCAGCTTGGCGCTTGCAGCTTGACGCTTGAAGCTTGTAACTTGGTCCTTGGTCCTCGAGCCAGCGCGCATGCTGCAGGAAGACTCGGGCCATTGCTGGCCCGGGACGTCTACTCACTGTCTTTCTCCATATATTTTCTGGATCTTTCTTGATCTTCCTTCACCAGCCGCAGGATCTCTTCCAGGGCGTCTGCTATTCTTCTAAGTTGACCGTACTCTGTTTCTTGATCATTCATAATTATTCCTTTCTAAATTCATCCTATACTATCCTTCACCAGCTGTCAAGCTTGAAGCTTGGAGCTTGTAACTTTGACCAGTCACTATGCTACGCGGGGCCCGGACCTGATTTATTACCGGCTTTAGAAGAGGCCACCTCCGAAGACATCCACCCGTGTTATAGTGTTTACTCTCACAGTCAATAATGACTGATCCCAGATCCATTGGGTAGGTCAATGTGCTATAGCTTTTACCGTCATCAATGGATCAGGGATCAGTAGCAAGTTGTCAGTGTATCCTTGCTACAAATCTTAAATCAAATATAATGCTTGACTATCCTATTGTCAAGTGCTAAAAAACATTTATGCAAAATAATAAAATAGAAAGGAAACAAATGAGTAAAATAAGAATGAATACTGAGTTAAGAAACAAACTCTTTAATAAAATAAAAAATGTCTTTGAAAATGAGGACACGCAAGAACGAGAGGCATTTCTTCAAGCAAGAGAGCAAGTTGATAGTGCATACGAGGGTGCAAGTATTCTTGCAAAAGAAGTTGTTGAAAGAGCATATCCACCAGAAGATGTTGCAACATTAAGACATTTCAAAAAGAAGTATGGACAACCTTGTGATGTTGTTGCAAAAGATAAATGTTTTTACTTTGCACACTCCGAAGATGTTGATGATGAGGGACAACAAACAGAAACTAAATCACACTTTGATTTTGGTTTGTTTGGCAATCTAAATGGTAGTGAGTATAGTAGTGATGAGGGCAAAAAGTTTGCAGTTGCATACTACCGAGAAGAACTAAAAGCAAAAGATTGCAACCCAGATATCTTTGCACAACAAAACGAAAACAAAGACAATCCACATAAAACTAAATATGTTGATGAGTGTATGAAAGCATTAGGTCATAATGGTAATTATCATAGTGATGATAATGCTATTGGTATGGAAAAAGAATTTAATGCGCCATACTATCTTGATGTAATTGGAACATCTTATTGTCGTTCAAGAGCAATAGCTTGTACTAAAGATGAGTACACAATGTTTGAACAATGGCGAGTTGCAAAAGGCAATCTAGTATCTAAACATCAAACTTGGATTGATACAATTCAAAAACAATGCGACCAATTAAAAATTGGATTGAAAGCATATAGATATCTAAGCGAGGGTATTGAACTTGCAACTGAACTTGGAATACAAGTTGATGAGGCAGAATTAATTAGAACTAACTCAACAGGATTGACAATTTATAATCCTAGTAATTTGGCTAGTATGATTAAAGGTATGAAGAATAAACATCAATCAAGAGAGGCAAAAATATTGGCTAGAAAACAATATGAAGAAAGTCTAAATTAGACTTGACACTATGGGACAATTCATATAGGATTGTCCCATACAAATAGAAAGGTATATATGGAAAACAACACAACATTTAAAATCACTTATTATTCTAATAAGGATAAAAAACACATAACAAGACAAGGCAAGTGGACAGACAAGTGTAGATATTGGACAAG